CCCGACCTTAATTGCTCTACGGAGCGGGGAGACCCACAGGGGGGCAGGGGCTTTAATACCCCTTTCGTGTTACTATGTACTGGAAGATAACGGGCTTCTTTTCGGTGACGTAGCACAACATGCAAATTGACATGGCCCATTTCGATAACACAATGACATGATACAACTTATTGATAGTAAACTCCATTTGCCCGAAACGATAGGGGAGTGCATAAAGCAATACATGTCGGAGTTATCTAATAACCACCGACTATTAAGTCCAGCGATGAGCAGCAATGCTCTCCCCATCGCTGGTACTGGGATTTGGGAATTTATTTCCCGGGGAATAGCACAGGCCTCGCCGCAATCTAAGAAGTTGGTCACTTCAAAGAACGCGAAGAAAGTCTGTCTTCTAGTTACAGTGGCGGTAACTATTCGAGTCGTGTATCGGTGGGCACGGATTCGACGCTCTCGAATTGGATCGAAGATTCAGCGAGTTATAGATATTAGCGAAGAGGCAATGATTAGACGTACTTTTGTGAAGGTACAATATGCTACTGAGTACAGCAGCTTGACCAAAACTAAAATTGGCGAGTTGTTTGAACAAGGTTGTATTCTGATTAGGCACGAAAGTAGGAAAGAAGGACAGCATCCGATGGAGTTAACGGCTAGGGACTGGTTTGAAGAAGTCTCGAAACGGGAAACAGAACCGGACCTCATTGATCTCAACGACACAGTTGGGGCTTTGAGAACCGGAACTCATCCTGTCTACGGAGGCATTTGGCACGCAATCTGGAATAAACCACCACCTGTTTCTGCAGGAACGTGGGATTCTCAGGGCAAGGCACAGAAGATTTCATATGATGTTATCTATCTGGGCCGAGCTAGTAATCGTCGAAAGATTGAATACAGTTGCGTTGTTGATCATGGTCTTAGTAGTGGTTGGATCAAATTCTTCTATGATGAGAATGACAACATTTGCAATTTCGCAAGACTTTGGAAGCGTGTTGATTGTTTTCTGAATAGACTTGGGTATGATCACATTCTTATGAAACCTCCCGATTGCTGGTGGCCCATGTGGGTACCTGACCCTAGCAAGTTTATGGCTCTTTACTTAGAAAAACATAGAATCAAAACGATAGCAGATAAAATAGCCATTACCATGCGCTCTGATGGTAGCTGGAATGAGAACGTATTTCTTGCCACGTACAGGAACACGGTCTCTGGCAATAGCCAAGTCAGCATGGGGCATCAACTTTCCGACGTTGCCATGAGCAACTACCTACCGAAGGTACGGAGGGAAGTTATGAACCGCAGAGCACCAAGCAGTGATCAAGAGTGACTCATTGGGCAACGTTGGGCATGTCAATGCCTTGCTACCCCTAGGATGCAATGGCCAACGTTCGACAAGCGGATTGTTGAAGTTGAGGGCCTGACGTTGCACTTTAGAAATAGACCTCTTAGATCATTGAATAGATATGTGGGCCCGACAAGTGTCGTTGGGCAGTGGAGCTGTTTTAACTCTTCATCACACAACATGTTTATCGGGATTATTAACAGAGTCCTGGTGATAAAGAATCCCGGGTTCTCGTATGGAACGCTGATAGGAAAATACCATTGGCTATCCAAACGATTACTTGAGAAACTTGAGCTTCAACCTATGGGTAATTTGGAGAAATCTGAATTTTTCCCTAGTAAGAAGCTCCAGCCTGTGTGGTATGGTAACATATGGAGCATCGGGAGGCGGTTGGCTCAGGTTGTCAAAGTGAAGAAAATCACTCCTGAGGAGTTTGTGGAAAGTAGACCTAAGGCTAAATACCAGGTTTACGCAGAAGCGCTTCAGGAATTGATGGATAATAGAAAACTTTCCCCAAGGGATGTACATGTTAACATTTTTGTAAAATGGGAACTAGTGCAGACTTCGGATAAGGACCCTAGAATCATCTCACCACGATCGCCTAAGTACAACATACTCCTTGGTCAGTACATAAATAAACATAATGAACTGGCTATTTACAAGGGTATAGATGCACTATGGGGAGAAGAAACAGTTTTTAAGCATTGCACTCTGTCAGCGATGGCTCGGCAGATAGTGAGGAAATGGGAGTCATTTTCCTGTCCAGTTGCGGTAGGGCTGGATGCTAGCAGGTTTGACCAACATGTGTCGGAACATGCTTTGCTGTTCGAGCACTCAGTTTACAAGCGATTGTTTCCTGGGAGTAGCGAATTA